TTTTAACTCAAGCATTCCACCCATCTACGCATGAGGAATTGTTCAAATTGCATGCTTCCCAGTTCAACCTTAATGCTTATGGAACCTTTGGTACTTGGTATGAAACTGGTTTTTCTAGAGCTTCTGGATCGCCCGAAACGTCAATCTTCAATACTGCATTCAATGCCTTCATCGCTTATCTTGCCCACCGACTCAATGGCCGTGATCATCTTAGTGCCTGGGACGGTCTGGGTATTTATGGCGGTGATGATGGGTTGACGGCTGATATTCCGGAAAAAGTGTACGTCCGTGCTGCACGGATGGTGGGACAGGATTTAACCATTGAGACCTTGCAAAGGGGGTCCTTTGGTATAAAATTCCTAGCTCGAATTTATTCTCCTGAGGTCTGGAACGGTGATGATAACACTTGCTGTGATGTCCCTCGCCAGTTAGCGAAGTTGCACGTCACCGTGAATCTCCCTAGTACGGTCACTCCTCAGATGCGATTCCTCGAGAAAATTCGTGCTTACTCCCTAACTGACCATGACACACCATTAATAGGTCCTCTGGTCAGAGCTACTTTAGCGATCGTTGGAGACATAAAATTTGACCCGCGCGTGGCACCTATGCAAACCTGGCTCAGCAAATTTGATATGACTAAACAATATCGTAATGATGCAGCCGATTGGATGGAAGCTTACGTTGCAGAGGTCTTACCAACGTTTGAGTATACCCGTTTCCATAATTGGCTCAGCCGGTCCCATTCAGTCGAAGCGTTAATGCAACCTCCTCTGTGTATGGAACCTGTTGAACCAACAGTAAAGAAACCATTTTTCTTGGACGACTATACTTATCCACATCAGCACGTTATTTTACCTGAACGAAAACCTCATCCCGCCTTCATTCGCGACATGCAGCGACGAGGCTGGGAGGTACCTGCTGATCTCTTGCCACTTGCACAGCCTCAGAAAGGATTACAAATCTTATCTGCAGTGACAGACATTGTGGAAGCTAAAGTTGGCCCTTATACTGTACATTTTGTCGACGGTACCCAACGACAAATGGCCAAATCACAAATCGAAAAATACAATGCTGAAATTCTTGGCTATTCTTGTGTTTGGGGACCGCAACAGTATGAGGAATGGGCTAAATCTGGAGAACCCCTCCCCCCCCGGAATGGCTGGCTGAGACCATTACCTGAATTGGTATCATTTTCACCCGACTTGGGCCTTGATCAGAAACAAGAATATTTATCCCGGTTTACTTTGACTCCCTCTATCCATGGTAAGGGGGTTATTGCAAAACCAACCTTGCATTCTGCTCATGTCACAACGCAAACAACAATAACAACGCAATCAGCGTCGTCCTCGTCGAAAAGCTGGTCCAGCTCCCCCTCCGGGCTTCAAAGGCAAGCATCGCCCTCTCAATCAACCACGAAAGGCTCGTGGCGGCCGCAATGGCCGCCCAAAGCCATTTAATGCGGTGCGTCTTGGCTCCCGTATTGGTGGAATTTTTGGTCCTACAGGAAGTAAAATCGGCGCCTCTGCCGGTGAAATGTTCCGAGCCGTCACTGGTTTCGGAGACTATAAAGTATCATCGAATAGTCTTATTACTTCTATGGACCAACTTCCTTCTTTCAAAAACCTTACCGCTGGAACACGTGTCGTCCATCGTGAATATCTGTTTGACGTCATCACTTCTGATACCATTGGCGCGTTTAAAAATGAATCCATACCTATTCAGCCTGCCCTTTTGGCCTCTTTTCCTTGGCTTTCTGCGTCAGCTGAAAACTATCAGGAGTATCGTATCAATGGACTCATTTATGAGTTTAAATCCAATTCCTACGATGCCCTGTCTTCCACTAACACCGCCTCTGGTACTGTCGTGATGGCCACTGATTATAACGTGCTCGACCCACCATTCGCCAACAAATTCGAGATGGAACAAACTCAATTTACCACTTCTGGCAAACCTTCGATCTCGTTAATGCACCCTATCGAGTGCAATCGTGTTGAAACGCCTACAAATGTACTTTATACGCGTGCTGGTGCAGTCACATCTGGAGATGCCCGTCTTTATGACTGGGGCAATTTCCAGATTGCGACTGTTGGCATGCAAGGCGCGTCGACCAATATTGGCGAGTTGTGGTGTACATACGACATCACCCTTCTTAAACCAAAATTACTTAATACTGTTGATGTCTATGATCACTACGTGCTCCCACAAGGTCATTTTATCCCTGGCGGACCTGTGTACTTTGGTTCTACCAATTTTCCACCAACCTTAGTCCCTGAGTCCGACATGGGTACAACCCTTAGTGATTCCGGTTCTGGTGGCCTCGATACTATCACCTGGCCCCCCGGATATACCGGTAAAGTTTGTGTCATTTATCGCTCCGATATCCAATCCATTCCCTCTTCATCCCTTGCTTCCACTTACGGTTTCGATTTTCCTGATTCTGTCCTTCCTTGGACCACTTTCGGGACCGGAGGTGGCTTCCCTGCAGGTGATAATGAGGGATCTGGCCCCCTTGTATACAACGCTAACGGCGGCGTTACCTTCCTTTTGTTTTTGCGGATTGTTAATGGCGGCTATATTACACTGATTGGTGGGACATCGTCCGGCCCTCCTCGTGCTGGAGACTTAATCATTGTTGCCCTACCACAGAATTTTGATGAGTCCTTAAATGGTACTCTCCGCCAACTTACAACCAAAAAGAAGACTACGCCTACCGAAACTAAAACCTATGAATACCTCGCGGACATTGAGGATACCTACACCCATGTCCGACCTCATTTATCTGAACGACTAACCACCACTACGTCTAGCCAAACTACCTCATCTCAGTCTTTTGAGGTGAAGCCTAAGTCTATCTCTAATAAATCTACTTCTAAGGCCCCTTAATTGTGTGGCCAGTACATGAATGTCTCTCTCACGGATCCTTGTCATGAGGGTGACTCCCTGAGTGTGTGATTTGCCTTGGAATCTTTGGGATTCGTCCCTGGCCTCCTCTGGCGTCACGTTTAACATTAAGTCCGAG